GTATGGTGCGAGTGGGTTTGGTAGATCACCTGCAGAAGCGGCATACTACAAGCAGTTCACTAAGAAGTATACAGGTATTGCTAAGTGGCATACCGCACTTGCCAAGGAAGCACTAAACACTGGCAAGATAACAACACCATCAGGGCGTGAGTTCGCATTCCCCGATGTACAACGTAGACGATTTGGAGGTGTGACATATTTCACACAGATTAAAAATTATCCAGTACAATCGTTCGCAACTGCCGACATAGTACCTATATCTTTGATCTATATAGATAAGTTACTTACGGCTAACAAGTTACGCAGTTGTGTTGTGAACACAGTTCATGACTCAATTGTAATTGACATACACCCAGACGAAGAGGAAATAGTATTAAAGATCATACAGGTAGCCAACGATAAGTTGATACCTATAGTAAATAAGAAGTGGTCACTGGACTTTAACATACCATTATTATTAGAAGCAAAAATTGGCCCTAACTGGCTTGACACAAAAGACGTAGTGTGATATAACTACCTTTCGTCTGATAAACATATATAGGAGATAAGACATATGAACACAGTAACAACAGTAGACACAAACAACTTTGCAGAAATGGCACAAGCAATGGGCATGGGTGCTGATGCACCTAAGACTAGCAAGTCAGCTAGTACATTGGCACGTCTACGCATTCATCATACACCCATCATGGGTCAGCAAGAGATTGCAGGTAAGATGAAGAACGTAGAGGTGATAGGTGGTGGTGCATACAAACTAGAGATACCAGATGGTCCTACGTACTACGCTGATCAAGTATCTATCCGACCATTCTTACAGCGATTCATGTATAAGAAGTTCGTCAAGGGTAATGACAAGACACCTAACAAGTTCGTCAAGACTGTCATGGCTAACGATCTTAACAGTGACATGAAAGACAATGATGGTGGCTTCAACTGTGGTAAACCTGCAGGGTTCATTAAGGATTGGGCAGCACTACCCGACAATATGAAAGACTTAATCAAGTCAATCAAACGTGTACGTGCTTTGTTTGGTACAGTAGAGTTGGTTAATCCTACTGATGCTGATGGTAATCCTGTTGATGTAGATACTACTGCATTTATCTGGGAGATTGACAATCGTGATGCATTCAAAACATTGGGTGAGCAGTTTGCTAAGTTGTCTAAGATGCGTAGGCTACCACCACAGCACTACATTACCTCTACTACTAAGGAAGTACCACTACCCAATGGTAGCAGTTTCTATGTACCAGAGACTGACATCGACTTGTCGAATACATTAGACATGGACAATGCGTCACAAGAAGTGTTTGCTAACTTCATTGCGTGGATTGAGAACTACAATACGTATATCCTCAACACATGGAATGAGAACATGCATAAGAACGAAGAGGTAGACACAGATACTGTCGAAGCCTTTGTGGACATTGACGCAGAGGACTTCGTATAATGAACCACCCTGCTGAACTGGCGATAAATCAGTATCTTGAAGATGCTACATCTGGTAAATCTAGTATGTCTGAAGAGACAGTACAACAGATTGGTAAGGATGTAATGGATTCAGTACGACGCCAGTTCGGTGGGGGCAACAAGCGTGATGAGTTTCGTTTACGTATGTCTAACATAGGTAAGCCTACTTGTCAGCTTTGGTTTGCTAAGAACAAGCCAGAGAAAGCGTTGCCCAAACCGACAACGTTCGTGATGAACATGTTACTTGGAGACATAGTTGAAGCAGCATTCAAAGGTATTATTACTGAGGCTGGTGTAGCATATGAGGATGAAGATAACTTTGTTCAACTAGAATTAAATGAAGATACAATCCATGGGTCATACGATCTTATTATGGATGGTGCATTAGATGATGTTAAGTCAGCATCTGATTGGTCATATCGTAACAAGTTTGAGTCATATGATACACTCAGTAAGGGTGATTCCTTTGGTTATATTGGTCAGCTTGCAGGTTATGCAAAGGCTACTGGTAAAAAGGTAGGTGGATGGTGGGTAGTCAACAAGGCTAATGGTAACATCAAGTATGTACCTGCCGATGGACTTGATTTGGATGCAGAGATAGCTAAGATACAAGACACTGTAGATACAGTTAATAAGAATGAGTTTGAAAGATGTTTCAACCCTGTACCAGAAACGTTTCGGGGTAAGCCATCAGGTAATACTATTCTAAATCCTAACTGTAAGTTCTGTGACTTTAGATTTGAATGCTATCCAGAACTGCAAGAGCTACCATCTAAAGTATCTCAAGCTAGAACTAAACCAACAGTAAGTTACATTACTGTAAACGAGGGCTAAACTATGAAGGCAAAGCAGTACGCTGCCGCAAGGAAGCATGGGTATAGGAGTGGGTTAGAGGTCAGAACAAGAGACTACCTAATCGAGCATGAGATGCCATTCAAATATGAGGAGATCAAGATTGAATGGGAAGACCTTATGTATCGCACCTATACCCCTGACTTTGTATTGAAGAATGGTATTATAATTGAGACTAAGGGAATGTTTAAAGCTGAAGATCGCCGTAAGCATTTGCTAATTAAGAAGCAACACCCTAAGTTAGACATACGATTTGTATTTACTAACAGCCGTTCTAAGATAAGTAAGGGTGCTAAAACTAGCTATGGACAATGGTGTGAGAAGAATGATATACAGTACCATGATCGTATCATTCCATTGGAGTGGCTCAAAGAAAAAGGCAAAGACAAACATCCAGATTTAATTAACTGCCCCTACAAAAAGATAAAGAGAGGATAGCATACACATGAATGACGAAAACATATTAATAGATTTCCATCCTAATGATTACATAATCAGGCTATCACCTTTCCTAGATAAGAAGGGTAACTGGACAGGGGAGTTGATGGTAGGTACTATATCTACAGAAGATAACGTAATGAATGACACTGATCACTATCAACTTATGCATCTAACACAGATGGTGTGTGCAGCTATACCTGCAATGGAAGAGAGCGAAGTAGTTCGTGACTTACTGACTGAGATAGTAGAAGAAGCTAAAGATCAGGATGATATAACCGAAGAAACAGAGACTAAAAAGAAACCGAATATAACTAGTGTAGATGAAAACATCATCAACGTTAAGTTTAACTAAAGGATTGTGATATGATAGTAAAAATATTTCTAACTCTTGATTTAGATGAAGACGAGTATCCTATACCTGTAGATGGAAAGATACATGATGAAGTAGAAGATGCATTAAAAGAGTTTATATATGACGTTGACGGGATGGAAATCCAATCAATCAAAACAATAGTGGAGTAGTATGAATATGAATAACCATTTACCAACTGACTATCAATCTTTCATACACAAGTCACGTTATGCACGTTGGCTTGAGGAAGAAGGCCGTAGAGAAACGTGGTCAGAAACAGTAGGAAGATACATGAAGAACCTAGTGCGACCAGCATTGGGTGATAAACCTAAGCAGATAGCAGAGATTGAACAGGCTATATTAGGACTAGAAGTGATGCCTTCTATGAGGGCATTAATGACTGCTGGTCCAGCTTTAGCACGTGACAATACAGCAGGTTACAATTGCTCGTACCTAGCAGTAGACGACATTAAATCTTTTGATGAAGCTATGTTCATACTTCTGTGTGGTACAGGTGTAGGCTTCTCAGTTGAGCGTCAGTCTGTGAGTAAACTACCAGAAGTACCTGAGCATATGTACGATAGTGAAACAACTATTGTAGTCAAGGATAGCAAAGAAGGTTGGGCTAAGTCACTACGTCAGATGATTGCCCTACTATACAGTGGTGAGATACCTAAGTGGGATGTGTCTAAGGTACGCCCTGCAGGTGCAAAGCTAAAGACATTTGGTGGTAGAGCATCAGGTCCTATGCCTTTGATTGATCTGTTTAACTTCGTGATTAAGACATTTAAAGATGCTAAAGGACGTAAGTTATCGTCATTAGAATGTCATGATGTAATGTGTAAGATAGGTGAAGTAGTAGTCGTAGGTGGAGTACGCCGTAGTGCTATGATTTCATTGAGTAATTTATCTGATGATAGAATGAGGCATGCTAAGTCAGGTTCATGGTGGGACAACGATCCACAGAGAGCGTTAGCTAACAACTCAGTTGGGTATACAGAGAAGCCAGACAGTTTATCTTTCATGCGTGAGTGGATGGCCTTAGTTGAGTCAGGCTCAGGTGAGCGTGGTATCTTCAACAGACAAGCATCTAAGAAACAAGCAGCTAAGAATGGTAGACGTGACCCTAACTATGAGTTCGGAACTAATCCATGCAGTGAAATAATATTACGGCCTAACCAATTTTGTAATTTAACAGAGGTGGTTGTACGTGCTAATGATACTGCAGAAGACTTAGAACGTAAGGTACGTATAGCTACTATCTTAGGTACAATACAATCATCATTCACTAAGTTCCCATACCTACGTAAATCATGGCAGACTAACACAGAAGAAGAAAGATTACTCGGTGTGTCTATGACAGGTATTATGGA